ACAGGAACAGGAACAGGAACAGGAACAGGAACAGGAACAGGAACAGGAACAGGAACAGGAACAGGAACAGGTTTTTGAACAGTACTAGGCACAGGTGTAGATGACAGTTTTACAGATACTTGTTCTTCCATATCTTCCGCAACGTCTTCGTCAGGAATCACCTGTTTTTCCATAATATCTTTGTCTTCGGTAGACAAACTAATATGGCACTTACCGAAAACACTTACGACTTCACGAGGCTTGACAATACATTGGAACATTTTCCATGTCAAACCCCATCCTTTACCACCAATCCAAATACCAGTACATTGTAACCCACAGGCTACGCGACTTAATTTGGGCACAAAATCAATCGGAGTCAATCGTTCATTTTCACAGGGGAAGATTTGATTGGATTTTGTATCATAAATCTCTACACCCCATTTTCCATTATAAAAGGGAACTTTGGCGCGAAGAGAAGGAGGTCTAGTAAGGTCAATTTTTTTCGTATCTTTGTTTTTGCTATATTTCAAAATGGGAAAGAAGGTATGTTTGCATACTTCCAAACTCATGGGTTCACCCCACCACGTCTCAGCATTGGTAACCGCATCTTGTAATACTTGTTGTTCAAATGCTTTGATCTTGTCTAGAAATTCATCTGTAGTAGAACTTTTATATTCATCATTCGGGAAATTGAGAGAAATACTATACTTACCATCTGATTCACCCTTTTCATCCACGAAATCGGCAATACCCCATGTCATCATGAGTGGCGTCGTAATATGAAGCATACGATTGGTTTGCTTACTAATCAATGAAATGGATTTGCCACCCTTGTCATTGATTTTGGGCGCCATGTATTTGATGGCAGAGGTATCCCATTCGGAAACATTAAGTACGATATTCTTTGAGGTCATTGTTTGGATTTGAGTGTTTGGTATGAGTGCTTTGAAAGTGTGATTTGATTGTTGTTGTTAAACGACGGTTGGTATACATTATTATATGTCATCTTTCTAAATCAATTTTTTTTTGGAAATACATTTGGCGCGTCAAAAAGGAAGATAAAGAGGATCACAATATTTTCAAGAAAGGGTGTAAAGATATGTATAAGATACTATGGTAAAATGCAATCCACCAAATATTCCCCTTTATTTATTTCCAAATACAAGCCTCATTCTCTGGACGGATTCTTTGCATCACCCAAGTTTAAATCGGTGTTACGTACCCTCTTGGAAATAGATGACATCAACATCTTGTTCATTGGTAATACTTGTTCCGGCAAAACCATATTGTTACATACGCTCATTCGTGAATATTATCAACTAGAACCTACCCAACATATTCCGGAAAATAACATTCTCTATGTAAATAATTTGAAAGAACAAGGGGTCAGTTTTTTTCGTAGTGAATTGAAAACCTTTTGTCAATCCCATAGTACTATTTTTGGCAAGAAGAAAATGGTGATTATTGATGATATTGATACAATGAATGAACAAAGTCAACAAGTGTTTCGCAATTACATAGATAAATACCGTCATAATGTCCATTTTTTGTCGGTATGTACCAATATCCAAAAAGTCATTGAAAGTTTTCAATCTCGTATGCATATATTACGTATTGAAGCCTCCACCGAAAGTCAAATAGAAGATTTATACAAAAAAATAGTGGAAGAAAATGGACTAATCATTGCCCAAGATGCCCAAGTGTTTTTGCTCAAATACTGCAAACATTCCATACGGTCTCTCATCAATTATATGGAAAAAATATGGCTGTTAGGTCGTCCGATCACGATGGATACCTGTATCAAAATTTGTGGTGTAGACATGAGTCAATACGATCTCTATCTTGATAAATTACGTATGGGTGATTTGCAAAATGCTATCAAAATCATGTATGATATTCACGATTATGGGTATAGTGTCATTGATGTGATGGAAAGTTTGTTCGGATTCATCAAAGTTACCGACAAGTTGTCCGAAGAAGAAAAATACAAAGTTATCATCTGTTTTTGCCGATATATTACTTATTTTTATACCATTCATGAAAATATCATTGAATTGGCGTTTTTCACACGTGCAGTATTTGATATCGTCGCCACAAAAAATTGATTGTTTCGTTGATATAGGATTTTTTTATCCTATACCAACCCTATAGCATCATGGGAAATTCAAATATGAAATTGTCATCTTTTACGAACAGTCTCCCCGTTCCAAGAAAGGAAATTACGCCAGTTCAAACTTCCCCGGATAATTCACTATCGGATGAATTAGGGAATAAGATCAAACCTGAACCGAATATGTCCGAATTGCCATGGAAAATCCTACCCAAGCTACCCATTGCACGAGAGATGCCTCTACTACGTTGCTCTACCTACGACAATACGTATATTCCTTTTACAGATTTGCCTGAACCACCGGAACCACCTAGACTACCACAAACAGAACCCATTTGCGATACAGTTGTAAATTCTGTGGTTGAAAAGTTTATTAAACGCTCCAATTTAGGTAAGCAAAAATACGGAACTACTTTGGACCGAACCGATCTCAGTACTGACGAATGGGCAAATCATATGCAAGAAGAATTGATGGATGCTATTTTGTATCTTGAACGATTACGCCGAGAATTGCCGAAAAAAAAATAAATAAATACGTCTTTATTTCCCCGAAAAAAAAATGCGTTCAAATACATATTTTTTTTACATTTTTTGAAAATAACCTATAAACGTATATAACAATAATCTTATTATTCTAATAAATGACTGATGAGGAACGTGATACAAATAAGAACAATATATCTTATTCCATAGAAACATCCACAGCATCTATCGTACCAAAAAAGAATGAAAATTTACAATATATTTTTCGGGCACATATTCCTATAGAAATATTATGGGAATTATTGGACGTAATATGTGTTAAAAATGAAAAACATTATGTGATTAATTTTAATGCATTTCGTTTGCTCCAATATCATAATTTATTTCCAGCGTTTGCCAATAAAATATTACCAGCATACAAACCTTCCAAACAATATTATGTCACACGAACGCTTACTTACAATACATTTATTACCATTGTACGTCATATTTGTCGTACCAATCAAATTTGGTTTGAAGCCAAATTTAATTATCAACATTCGCTCTATAACATTGATTATTATATCATACGAGGTAAAAACTCTCCGCAAGTAATATAGTTAATATTCATAGTATATATTCACAGTATGGATAGGAAAAATATATATAAATATGCATTATTCTTTGTCGCATTGGTATTGGCAAGTTATGTAGGATTTTATGTCCGTAAGTCTTACCAAGAAAATGAAGAAGAAGAAGAACACAAATTGATACGTAAATTTCTTCTCAATGATGCCGAAAATTCTTCTTTACAATCACAAAAAAAACCCAAATTATGGATTCATTCGCAATATGAAATCAATGCCCGCAAATGGAAAAGTTTTTATTCTCGTAATAGTACGGATTTAAATCAACCGTATTTGCATTTGACGATTCAATCCATCGTACAACATTGTAGCAATAGTTTTCATATTTGTTTGATTGATGACGAGTCTTTTAGCCAACTCATACCGGCGTGGTCTATTTCATTATCTACCGTGGCAGAACCTATCAAACACCGTTTACGTGAATATGGTATGTCCACCTTGTTGTACATGTATGGTGGTATGATCGTGCCCAATTCTTTCATTTGTTTTCAAGATTTGTTGGGATTGTACCAAGATGGAATGGGTACCCAAGAACGTCCATTTGTATGTGAACAGGTGAATCGTATTGACTTTTTGCAACGAAATCAAAAACGCCTATTATTTTCTCCCAGTTCTTATTTTATGGGTTGTAAATCGGGGGATACGACCATGGCGAAATACATGGAACACTGGCGTACCTATGTCGGTTTACAACATTTTCAATCCCAAACCGAATTTCTAGGGGAATCATCTTCTTGGTTGTTACAACACATAGAATCCGGTGAAATGAATCTATTGGACGGAACCAATGTCGGTGTGAAAACTGCGGATCGTTCCAAGATTGTTTTGGAAAATTTAATGGAAGAAGCACCTCTGGACTTAGTAATAGGTTGTTATGGTATTTATGTACCAGCCGATGAAGTATTAAAACGCAAAAAATATCAATGGTTGGCGTATTTATCGGAAGACGAATTGTTACAAAGTTCTCCTATCTTGGTACAATATTTGATATCGGCGCTTTCCCCCAAAACAACGGTTTCAGTGATCACTTCCGAAATAGATGTGGTAGAAATCAAATATATTTTACCAAGTGATGGATTTGGTATTTGATTGATTGATTGATAGATCATATATATGAATTTGTATATGATCAAAAAAAACAGACATAAACGTATGTTCACAAACAATCCCATATTCTTACCATGAAAATTGTGTTGTTGTCTAATGGCATGGAAGTTGCGGAAACCCCCAATACCGACATTTCAACCAATCAGATTCATATTTTTACCCAGTTTTTCATTCATAAGAATGCGTCACGTAACGAAGAAATACGCTACTGTTTGAAACAAAATCATGACAATCCGTATGTAGCTCACATACATTTGTTAAATGAACGTATTTATACGGATGCTGAAATGGGATTGACGTCTTCGCACAAAGTACGTCAAGAAGATATTGGAAAACGGCTTTCGTTTCAATCCGTACTACAGTATATTCGTGAACAGGGTATCAAAGGGTATTATGTGTTGTTAAATGCCGATATTTTCTTGGATCATACAATCAAATATTTACTGGCTACTACTATTCATGAAAAGAAACAGGCAATCGCATTACTACGTTATGAATTTAACGCAGGTACCACCACCGATACTGCGCCTATGTTTGGACCAAGATTTGATTCCCAAGATACCTGGATTTATCACTCCAATTTTCCACTAAAAATGAGTCAAGAAAAATTATTTGCGTTTGATTTTGGTCGTCCTGGTTGTGATAATAAATTTGTGTATTTGATGCGTATCTTGGGATACCAAATGTTCAATGATCCCAAATTGATCAAAACCTATCATTATCATCGTAGTATTATGCGGGATTATTTCGGTAAAGATGTGATTTCACCACCCTGGGGTGCATTGGTTCCTGCAGGAGTAAATGTCATGGCAATTCCTCCTTCTATTGGAATCAATATTGCGGAAGTGTGTCGTGCAAGTAATGGGTTTCAAAATTTAATGTATGAAGACCATACGATGTTGTACGATTACGTTGCGGACAAATTATCACGGAATGAACCCTTTGTCATTCCGCGTATTGCGGGTATTGAAAACAATGTCGCCGTATTTGCACGATTGAAACAACAAACCGGCAAACCCGATTTTGATGGATATTTCCAATCCGTAGGTGGAGCCATGAAAAACAATGCGGGTATTTTGTTTTCTAATTTCAATTCTATCGTCAAATATTCGGATTTGTATTTGAAAACCTTTGACAATTGCGAGTTATATTCTGGTTGGGAAATTCAGGGCGACGTATACAAACATATTGCACAATCACACGAATTTATTCGTGGAAATTACCCGAGTAAACGTATTTTCTGGGCGTTTGCACTGGATATTTTTCATTATATTTATGATCCCAAGGCATGGACCAAGAGTTTACGTGGTAAACGAATTTTGGTGGTATCGGCATTTGAAGAAAGTATCAAGGAACGTATTCCTAAACGTGCCCAATTGTACGATGGTGTGGATTTGTTTCCGGATTGTACGTTTGTATATATTCGTCCACCCCAAACCCAAGCCGGAGAACCCTCACGTGAATTTGACGTGGAATTGGAAGAATTTCAAAAACGTTTGGATGTGCTAAAGGATTCCTACGATGTTGCTTTGGTCAGTTGTGGTGGATACGGAAATTTAGTGTGTAATTATATTTTTGAAAAACATCGTAAATCTGCTGTATATGTGGGGGGTGTGCTACAAATGTATTTTGGTGTGTTGGGTAGTCGGTGGTTGAAAGAACGCCCCGATGTGGTTCGTTTGTTTCTAAATGAACATTGGTCCAGACCAAAAACCACGGAACGCCCACGTAATTGCGATTCCATTGAAAATGCTTGCTACTGGTAAATACAGAAACCCACGGTTATTGGAACCTACGGTTCCAGTCGTCCCTAAAACGCCCTAAGGCGTTTTGGGACACAACAAAGATACCTCGCCGCCTCTATGAGGCGGTGAGGTATCTTGGGAGTAAAACCTCCCTTAAGTAACGAGGACACCACCACTACGTGGCGGCG